AACGCGCGCGGAGCCCTAAGCGTAGCACGGTTGTCAAGCTGGCGCGCGTGTCTGCGGGAATTAGTATCGCGTGCATGCGGTTCGCGTGTGCGCGTGTCAACTGAATTCGTCCCTCCGCACGCGAGCTGCCCCAGGTCGGCGCGCGTGTCGATTTCGCTTGCGCCCCCGCTGTCTCGCGTGCGAGCGCGGGGCATTGTCCGCGCGGCCCCCCGGTGGGGTGGGCGGGGCGCGTTGGTCTTCGCAGCTATTTTTCAAAATTTCTCAGTCGTCGCGCAGGTGATGCGAACGCGCGCTCCCTCGCGCTACCGCGTGCGCGCGCGCGAATGAGTACTCTCTGTACTCTCAGTACTCGCTGCGTCCACGGCGTCGCCTCTATTCAGTACTCGCCCTCCGCGCGCGTGCTGCGCCTTCGCTGGCTCATCGCTTGCGGCTGAGGTTGCGTCCGCACTAGAGTGCGTCCAGCTCATCACATGCGGATGCTGGCCTTCGCGCGGGACCCCAGAACTGGGACGCAGCGATTGCCGCCGCCCGCGACGCCCCCGCTGCTCGCGCGCGTCTCGCGTGTCAGCGTGCCGAGGCGCCGCTCCTCTGCGATGAGCTTCGCGAATGTGGAGGCCGTCTGGATCGAGATATGGCCTGCGGCCGGGGTGGACGAGGTGTGGCGGCCCACGCGGGAGCGCTCCGCTCCTCGAGGCTTGACACCACCGGATATTTCGGGGAGGCTCTAGGGTGTCGTCCCCTCCCTGCGGGGCCCAACAGGTCTGGCTGCCGCTGCACCTGGGCGGGAGGTACGAGCGGGGAGGGGGGCGACAGACACGCGAGAGACCCTGGAGGGCGGCGATGACATTTGGGGGGGCGCTCCTGGCACTGCAGGAGCAGCAGGGGGTGACCCGTCTGGGCTGGAACGGGCGCGGGCAGGTACTGCGCCTGATGCGGCCGACCGCGACGGCGATGATGACGCTCCCGTATATCTACCTGCGCACGGCGACGGGCGACCGGATCCCCTGGGTGGCGAGTCAGACGGACCTGCTCGCGGAGGATTGGGAGCTCGCCTACTGACCACCCGCCCCCCAGACGATACCTGGGGAAGTCGCGCGCGGGGGACACGGGTGCGCCGCGTGGGTGCGCGACACACGGGTGCGCGAGACGGGGAGGACAGATGAAAATTGGCTTCGCGGCGACGCTCGGGCGGGTGTTCGTGCGGCTCCTGGTGCCGGAGCTCCGGCGGCTGCGCATGGCCTGCGAGGGGATTCAGGCCGCGCTCGAATACCGGAATGCGCAGGAGTACGGCACGACCCTGCAGCCGAACCCCGATGAGCCAGCGGTCGAGGTCAGCTACGTCAATAGCGAGTACCAGCAGGCGATCATGGATATCGAGCTCCGCTTGACCCAGGCCAGCGGAGCGCCCCCGACCGAGGATCAGATCCTCGCGGAGTACGAGCGGCGCTTCGGTCCGGGGCCGGAAGCGAGCAATCCCGCATGATGCCGGCGGCGCCACGCACCCCCGCACAGGTCGCGTTCCGGCGGAACGAGGATCTCCAATCCGCGCGGCGGGCGATTGAGGCGCGGGTGCGGCAGTGCCTCGATCACACGCGGCAGGACCCCCGGCAGTTCCGCTTCTGCGCGCGGTGCTGGGCGGTCGTGCTGACCCTGCTGCCGCGTCAGGAGTCGTTGGAATGACGGAGGGGCTGACGGCCCGCGTCGAGGCGCTGCTGACGAAGCTGGCCGACATGCGCGTCTTTCTCACGGGCCACCAGATGGTGACGGGATTCGACATCGATACGCTGCATGAGGTGGAAGCCGCCCTGCGGGACGCACAGGCCCACCGGGGCGCCGAGTGGGCTCCCATTGCGACAGCGCCGAAGGATGGGACGCCTGTATGGGTGGGGTCACACAAGGGGGCACACCCGTACCGCGACATCGCTACATTCGGTCCTCAGCCGGATGCGGGTGCGTGGATCAGCGTAACGACGGGGAAAGTGTTGGATATGGTTCGGACGCCGACCCATTGGATGCCACTCCCTCCTGCCCCGGACGAGGCGCCGGGATCGACGGAGACGCCAGACGACCGCTGTCAGGACTGTCACCGCCCGCTGATCGACTGTCCCGGCCAAGCGCAGTGGGTAGACGTACCCGATGATGGCTACATGCAGAAAATCGTGATCTGCGAACCGTGTAGCGTGCAGCGCGCCATCAAGGACATTCAGAGCGCGGGATCGACGGAGTCGCCATGAGCAAGGCCCTCACCACGACCAAGGCGACCGAGTCGCGCATGACGCGCTACTTCACCCCCAACGTGGTGGAGGAGCTCGCCACCCTCGAGGCGGATCTCGGCGGCCGGCAATCGCTGGTGGGGATGCTCGTGTTAGCGCCGCTCACGCCCGATCTCCGCTATGTCCTGGGGATGCTCGGCGACCCCCAGCACGCGCGCCACTCCCTCGCGCAGATCTGCGCCATCGGCAACATCCTCCCGGGGGACCTCCTCCAGCACCTGACATCGGCCGCGCAGCTCAAGGGCAAAGTGAAAGCCGCGCAGATCATCGCCGCGCGCATCGGCGCCGTCACGGATGATGTCATGCGCAAGTCCGCCCCCTATGAGGCGCCCTGCAATGGCGGGTGTCGCGGCACGGGATCGATCACCCCCGAGCCTACGAAGGATCAGCCCAACCCCCAGCCGGGACCCTGCGAGACCTGCCTGGGGACCGGGGTGCTCGTCTATCAGCCGACGCTCGATCACCAGAAACTCGCGATCGAGATGGCGCAGCTCCTGCCCAAGGGTGGCAACATCCAGATTCTCAACCAGCAGAACAATCTCAACCCGCAGGGCGGCAGCGGGTCGATCGAGCGCCTGCAGGCCCTCACCGACAAGATTCTCTACGGCCAGGGCACTCCGCTCGACGGGGAGACCCTGCCGGGAGCGGAGCCCTCCGGTGAACCCCCCGAACCCCCCGACCGCGCCGATCAGCCCTGATCCCCCCGCATCATGTACGCCCCCGCAGTCATCGCCGCGCGCCAAGCCCTCCTCGAACAGCAAGCGGGCGAGCTTCTCCCGTCGGGGCAGCTCGAGCGCTTCCCGGTCGCCTATTGCCACGCGATGGTCCGCGATCTCGAGCAGCTCTGGGATCCCGACAAGGGGCAGCCAACCCGCCCCTTCTCGCAGGAGGAAGAAGCCTTCGTCACCAACGAGTCGATGCTCGTGAAGATCGACTACCGGTACGCCGCTGAACGCTATGTCTTCATCAACTACGAGGGCCAATCCCTGCGGCCGATGTTCCCCCTCTGGGAGTCGCAGGAGCTCATCCTCCAGGCGATCGCGCGGGTCGAACTCCTGCACTGGCAGACCGGCCACCCGGACGGCATCCTCGGCAACATCCTCAAGGGGCGCCAGCTCGGGGCCTCCACCCTCTGTCAATCCTTCCTCGCGCACCGCTGCCTGACCCACGGACATGTTCGTACCCTCATCGCCTCCGACGTGCCGCAGAACTCCGGCTCGGAAGGCCTGTTCGGGATGCTCGAGCTCGTCGTGGAGCACTGGCCGTGGTGGCTCAAGCCCCGCGAGAAGTTTCACACCAAGTCCCATCACCTGATGTGGGCGAACGGCTCCCGCGTCGTGGTCGAGTCGGGCAAGTCGATGAAGGGCGGTCTCCAGGAGGAGGGGGCGGAGAAGGGCCAGATCGGCCGTTCGAAAACCTATTCCGCCTTCCACCTCTCGGAAATCACGACCTGGGAGCGCCCCGAACAAATTAACAGCTCCCTCCTGCCCGCCGTCCCCTATACCCCCCGCACCTTCGGGATGCGCGAGTCCACCGCGCAGGGCCGCAACAACTATTGGCACACCGAGTGGAAGCTGGCGGACGCGGGGCAGGATCCCCGCTTCTTCAATGTCTTCATCCCCTGGTACGCGGAGCGCTCGAAATATTGGCTCCCCTACCCCCCGACGTGGATTCCGGACTCCGATACCCTCGCGTTCGCCAAGCGGGCGACGGAATTCGGCCCCCGCTACATGCACCGCCCGGTGACCCTCGCCAAGGAGCAGCTCTACTGGTACGAGCTGCACCGGAATGCGGCGATCAAGCGCGAAGAGCTCTACCGCTTTCTGAGTGAGTACCCCAGCGAGCCGGAAGAAGCCTTCCAGAACTCCGGCCGGTCGATCTTCACCATCGAGACGCAGAACCGCGTCGCGCACCAGGCCCGCCCGCTCGCCGACCTCTGGAACGTCGCGCCGCGTCACGAGCTGATCGCGGACAAGGAAGCCTCGATTGCCGAATTCCAGGAGTCGCAGCGCCAGCTCGTCGCGGCCAAGGCTGAGCAGACCGCACGCGCGGGGCTGAAGGTCCTCCAGACGCCGCAGCCCCAAATTGTGCACGAGGAGTCGCCGACCCTCACGGAGATCGAGCCAGGATCATGATCCTCCTCCCCGAGCAGCGCCCCCACTTCGCCATCCCCCCGGGATTCGGGTTCCACCGCCTCACGGTCCCCGAGCTCAAGGAGCGCTCCGGCGCCAAGGCCCTCTTCAACACGCTCCAGATCTGGCAGCTCCCCCGGCGCGGCCACCGGTACATCATGGGCGTCGATGTCGGTGACGGGATCGGCCAGGACCGCTCGGTGGTGGACGTCTTCCGCATGGGCACGATCGAGGAATCCGAGGAGCAGGTCGCCCAATTCATCAGCGACACGACCCCGCCGCGCGCCCTCGCCGGGGTCATCGACGCCGTGGGGCACCTCTACAAATGGCCGGACGGCCGCGAAGCCCTCGCCGGCATCGAGTGCAACAATCACGGCCTCTCGTGTCAGGATACCCTCCAGCTCCATCTCGGCTACCGGCACTTCTATATCTGGGAGGTCCTGGACCAGGCCGACCCCCAGAAACGCTGGACCACCCGCATCGGCTGGGTCACGACCAATCGCACCCGGCCCATCCTCCTCGACCAGTTCTACACCGGGATCACGACGATCGACCCCATCTCGGGCTATAGTGACTGCCGCATCAACTCCCAGTTCACCCTGGACGAGATGCGCGACTTCAAGACCGACGGGGCGCTCTGGGAGGCCGAAGCCTCAAAAGGGGCCCATGATGACTGTATTATCGCGGGCGGGATCGCGCACTACATCTGCTGGCGCCTGCAGGGCGGCGAGACCGAACCGCTCGCGGATCGCCGCCGCCGACGCACCGAGGAAGAGCTGCGCCGGCAGCGCGCGGGGGATCGGGCCCCGGTCGATTACCGCAACTCCGACGCGACCTCGTCGGATCAGTCGGCGCAGCAAGGCCTGAGCGCGCAGGAGCGCCTGGAGCAGGAGACGGATGATGACACCACAGGATTCTATGACCCCTCCTCCCGAGGGTACGGCGACACTCTCTACTGAGGCCCCGCTGGCGGCGCCCACGCCCTCGGTGGGGCATGTCGTCCTCGTCCGCATTGACGATCTCCTCTGGCGGCCCATGATCGTGGTCGCGGTCCACCCGGACGGATCGCTCACCGGCACGATCTTCTGCGATGCCGGCGATCACACGCGTCCGGCGTTTCGCGGCTGGGAGAGCCGGGACGGGGCGCGCATCACCGGGCGCCCCGATCGCCTCCTCCCGCTAGGCTACGGCGAGCTGCTGCACTTCGGGGAGGGCCTGGGCCAGTGGATCCCCCGAGGCGTCCAGCGATGAAGATCACCCTCGACATCCAGCCCGAGCTCCTCGCACGCCTCGAGGACCGCGCGACCCTGACCGGCAAGACGCCCGAGCAGGTGGCGGCGCAGTTCGTCCAGTTCGCCGAGCAGGAACTCCGGTCGCTGCCGCCCGGCACGCGCCTCCTGGTGGTGCCCGGACCGATCCTCTCGCACCTCGAATCCATCCTGGGCGGGGGGAGCCTCCTGCACGCCCCCGACCTCCTGAAGAAGGTCGAGCGGCTCGCCGGCATTTCCTTCTTGCACGTGCGACTCCCCTTCACCCCGAATCAGCTCGAGCAGCTCGGGGAGCGCGCCGACCGCCAAGGATTATCCGTGCAGCAGCTCGTGGACCGGACCGCGCCCAGAATTTATGAGCACTTCTTCAACCTGCTGGAGCGGAGTACCCAGTAATGCCCCAGCAGCACTACGAATGTCCGCACTGTGACGCATGCTGGCTCATCACCTACAAGCTGCTCGACGTGGGCGCGGCGGACTGGCCGCCCCCGTGCCCCGAGTGCGGCATCCCGATGGTCATGGCCCCGCAGGAGATGCACACCGACCTCAAAACCGATGGCGAGGGCGGGAAGGGCTTCCAGAAGTTCACCGTCCACCGCCTCGGCCCGGACGGCCAGCAGCACGAGGAAACCATCGACTCCCTCCACAAGCTCCGGCAGATCGAGCACGACTCGGAGCAACGCTACCGCGACGGCGAGGGGGAGCCCCTCCGCTTCCGGGGGTACGCACAAAATGGCTCGAACATGGACGTGAACGCCTTCGGGGACGCCGGCACCATCGGCGCGCGCACCTACGACTCCGGCGCCCAGCCCACGAAGAAGATGCCGGTGACGCGGCACGGGAAGACGAAACCGAAAATTAAGGTTGCGCGCCACGCGGGTGCCAGCCCGTTGAAGGACCTGTAGATGGCTGATTTCAGTCCCTCGGGAATTTATGGATTGCCGGCGATGACCGCCGACACCCTCCGCCTCGGGGGCGACCCCCGCGTCCTGGGCTGGATCACCGAAGCCGTTCAGGAGGGCGACCTCACGAACCGCCAAGATCCGGCCTTCGAGATGGCCGACAAGGGGATGCGCTACATCATCGGCGAGCAGCAGGCCGCGCAGCAGCCCTCGCTCAATTACATCCCCTTCGCGGTCATCAACAAGTCGCGCAAAGCCACCCAGGCGCACGTCTCTGCCCTCACCGATGTCAAACCGGTGTTCGGCTTCCGCGCGATGAACCCCCAATTCACCTTCCACGGCGAGCTCCTGAACAAGCTCACCGTGGCGTGGTGGCTCGAGTCGATGGCGGACATGACGCTGGGCGACTGCATCAAGTACTCCCTCGGGGGTGGCACTGGCGACCTCTGCGTGGAGTGGGACACCGGCGCCAGCTTCGGCCAGGGCGACCACCGCATCATCGCCAAAGACTTCCGCGATACCCTCCCGATCCGCCCCTCGAGCGACCCCAACCCCCAACTCTGGCAGGGCGTCGTGTTTCGCGAGGCCCACTCGATCAACGCGATGCGGCAGAAGTACCCGATGTACTCGAACGCCTTCATCGCCGCACCCGACGGGCTCCTCACCACGATCATGTCCCGCTTCAGGCACGTCATCGCGAAGCTCCAGACCCCGGCCTCCGACACCCTCTCCGGCCTCGCCGGCATCCCCGCTGCCCGCCCGGTGCGCCCCGGCGACGTCGTCCTCTACCGGACCTATCTGAACGACCTCACGCGTAACACGACCAACAAACCCATCGTCATGGGCGACCCGACCGCCAACTGGGCCTACATCGTGGAGCCCGGCGCGCTGCTCTACCCCCAGAAGCGCCTGATCGTCTCGACCCCCGAACTGATCCTCTACGACGGCCCGAACCCCTACTGGCACTCGATGTACCCCTTCGCGCGCCTCCGCCTGTGGTCGGTGCCCTGGTGCTTCCTGGGCCTCTCGCTCCTCCACGACACCATCCCGATCCAGGACGCGATCAACGATTCGATGAAGGATCTCCGCCTGGGGCTGAAGCAGTGGACGAACCCCGACACGCAATTTGACAAGCAATCGGTCTCCAAGTCCTTTCAAACCGCGTTCGACCCGCAGCGCCCCGGCAAGAAGATCGGCCTGACCATGCTGGGCTCGCCGTCCCGCGAACCCTACAAGAAGATGGAGGGGCCGGCGCCGCAGGTCTTGCAACTGCTCCTCGAGACCTACCGCCAGCTCTGCACCGAGCACGACGAGCAGACCGGCGTCGCCAACCTGCAGGCCCTGATGCAGCTGCGGCAGATGCCCGGCGCCGATACCATCCAGAAATATTACGAAGCCATGACCCCCGAGCTCAGACAAGAGGGCCGGAATGTCGAGGGCTTCCTGCGTGACGTCGCGCAGATGCACAAGTTCAACATCTTCCAGTTTCAGACCAGCGCGCGCCGCATCAACATCCTGGGGGACGCCGCGCTCGCGCTCGAGGACTTCGACTTCGACCCCGACACGCTCGTCCCCTCGATGCAGCCCTTTGACACGCAGGTGGACCCCGCCACGGGGATGCTGGTGCAGGTGCCGAACAAGCAATACCTCCCCTCGCTCGACGCGTCCAAGCCCCGCAACGAGCGCGCCAAAGCCTTCGCCAAGATGTTCGTCTTCACGGTCGCCCCGAACTCGATCCTGGCGATGGCGACGCAGGAGCGGAAGATGATGAACTTCCAGCTCGCGCGGATGGGGTATCTGGATTTCTGGTCGCTGCACGAGTCCCTCGAGACCCCGAACGTGGGCAACCCGCCCCCGATCCCCCTCCCGCCCCTGCAGCCGCCACCCCCCGAGGTGATCCAGATGCTGTTCGCCACCGGTGGCATTGATCCGACCGGGAAGTACCTGCTCGACCCGCAGCGCCCCGGGCAGGTCCTGGAGATGCGCACCCCGATGACGATTACCGAGCGCCTGATCGCGCAGCAGATGATGGGGATCGGCATGACGGAGAATCCCGCCGGCCGGAAGGCCTCTGGCGGGGACGCGCCTGCGCCCGAGCAGAAGTCCGACGGTGCGGGCGGGACGCGCCAGACGATCACGGAGAGCAAGAAATGACCCCGCAACTCAAAGCCCTCCTCGACCGCCTCCCGGACGATCAGCGCGTCGATTTCGCGAATCTGCAGGCGGCGCTCAAGGCGATCCGCTACACCGGGCCGTCGGTGGTGCACTGGCTGAACGGCGAGCCGAAGCAGATCGATCTGGGCCCGCCGGTGAAGCTCAGCATTGTCGCCGGGCTTGACAAGCGCCCCCAGGGTGATCCACCGTAAGCGTCGAGTCAGGCAGGCCAACGGCACCCGTGCGAGGTGTGCGAGGCCGGATTCCTTTACAGGGGGGTCCGGCCTTTTTGCGTGTACAGGGGGATTCGGTGCCATACGCGTCCAAAGCACAGCAGCGGTTCGCGCACACCCCCACCGCGAAGAAGCAGGGCTTCCCGACCGCTGAGTTCGACCACGCGACGCGGGACTATTCGAAGCTGCCCGAGCGCGCACCCAGCCGTGCAGCGCGAGCCCCAGCGAAGAAACAGATGAGTAAGCGGTCGATGCGAGGGAGACGCTGATGCCTGAGGATCCGCTCGAGGGTGCGAAACGCTTCCTCGCCAAGCCCAGCGTCGTGCCGAAGCGCAAGATCGACTATTCGAAGGACATCGAGCTCCCCAATGACACCGGTGAGCGCGACCCCCGACTGGCGGCGACGCCTCGCGCGGTCGCCCGGC